ATGCCTGATGGTCGGCAGGCTGTTGTCCACGTCGAGGCCATTTTTGTTTTTGTCTCTTTTGCTAAGTGCTCGCTGCTGATGGTGCAGTATGGTGTTGTCGTTTGCGTGGTGGAGCAGTTGCCTAACGTGAACGATGCGCGGCGGTTCGCCAATAGACACCCTGGCAAGGTGTTCTTGGCTGGCTATTCTGTGTTGAAGGATGACCAGATGATCTGGGGTGACACGCTGTCACGCTCTGACATAAAAACAGCGGAGGATGACCGGTCGCGGTTCTCTGTCAGCTTGAATCAGTACAAGTGCATGCAAACTGCGCTGTTTCGTGTGCGTGATGCTTTCTGCTTGTTCCCGCCACCTGAAGAGCTTGAGCAAGATGTTATTGAGGATGGCGTGCGCAAGCGGATTGTGTTGCTGCGCGACTGGGTGTTCTATCACTTCACAAAAACGGCACTGATCGTTGAGGACGACTCGGAAACGCGCAAGCTGGTTGCCAAAGTTAAAAAGGTCGGGCTGGACCCTCACTATTCGTATGCCAATATGCTTTGCGATGTGGCATGGGCGCGCCAGCATGGCACGTCGTCGTTTATCTTGCCGCCTGAGTCCAGTGGCCGTAGAGTCAATGTGGTGGATGCGCTGCCTGAGATGCTGCAAAACGTGATCAATGGAATCACTGAGCATGTTGCCAGCGAGGTCTGCGGTCGCTGCGCGTCATTCGACAAGGAGCCATCGTTCTGCCTGGAGCGCGGTTTTGTGGTGAGCGCTAAAGACCCGGGGTGCCATTTCTTCGTCCCTGCCGAGTCGTGACCGCAAGATGGCCATTGTGTTCAGCGGTGCCTGCTGCTGACCGGCGAGCCTGTGGGTGGGTGGCGCTGGGCCTTCAGCCTCTCACTGAAAGGGGGAAAGCGGGCAGTTCAGTGAAGCGCAGCCTGCCAGCCGGTGTCGGTTCGACGTTATGGCGGGCATCAGGAGCCCGGCTTGCTGGTAACAGGTCGGGCTTCGGTCTGGTCGTGACTGCAATATGCCACCATGAGCCAAAACACCACAGCATCCATCGCCTTTGACCCGACCGCGCCCGCTGCCGAAAGATTTGAGGCGCAGGCCGAGCTGCAGAAGGCCGCAGTTGACCCGTCGTCGTTGATCCCGCAGGACAACATGCGCGCCATCATTGACCACATCATGCGTGCGTCGGACGAGCAGGAGCTGATGAAGTCCAACGTGGTCGTGCCGTTTCCGTCGAAAAACAGCGGCAAGAAGGGGATGCAGTCGGTTGTCATTGATGACCTGAATTACTCCATCACCGGCGAGTACATCGAGCGGCCGGGCATGATGAACTTTGACACGCTGCGCGCCATGGTGGACCAGACCCCGGTCCTGTCTGCTGTGGTGATGACCCGGGTGCGCCAGATGCAGGCGTTCTGCAAGGTGCAGGAGTCTGGCTTTGGGCCGGGCTTTGTCATCCGGCACGCTAATGTGTCGCACAAGCTGTCCGATGAAGAGCGCAAGACGACCGAGCTGCTGCAGCGGTTCTTCTCAAACTGCGGTTGGGAGTTCAACCCGCGCGAGCGCAAGCGCATGGGTCGGCAGTCGCTGCGGCAGTTTATGGCGCTGTCGGTGCGCGACTCGCTGTCGATGGATTCAACCCCAATTGAGACCGAGTTCAAGCGCAACAAGGCGCTGGGCCTGGACGGCTTTTACGCTGTGGACGGGGCAACTATCCGGCTTTGCTCTGAAGAGGGCTACAAAGGCGACGACGAGGTGTTCGCGCTGCAAGTTGTCCAGGGGCACATCCGTACTGCCTATGACTACACCGGCCTGATTTACGAGCCGCGCAACCCGCGCACCGATGTGATGACCTCGGGCTACGGCATTTCAGAAACCGAATTGCTGATCAAGGTGGTGACCGGGTTTCTCAACGCGATGACGCTCAACATCCGGGGGTTTTCCGACAACAGCATCCCCAAGGGCGTACTGCACCTGTCTGGCAACTACTCGGAGTCCGACTTGGCCAGCTTCAAGCGGTTCTGGAACGGCATGGTCAAAGGGGTGAACAACGCCTGGTCTGTCCCTGTGTTGGTGTCCAAAGATCAGGAGTCCAAGGCTTCGTTTGAAAATTTCGGGGTCGAATTCAACGAAATGATGTTCGGTAAGTGGATGACCTTCCTGACCAGCATCATCTGCGCGATCTACGGCATGAGCCCGAATGAAATCAACTTTGATTCGTTCTCGGGTGGCAACACCTCAACGCTGGGCGGGTCCGACACGGCTGAAAAGCTGGCGATGTCGAAGGATTCTGGCTTGCGTCCGCTGCTGTCGTATTACGAGAACCTGTTCTCTGATTACGTCCTGGCTGAAATGGGCGACTCGTATGTGTTCCGCTGGACCGGTGTTGACGAGGATGATCAGGACAAACGGCACGAACTGAAGAAGATGGTCATGTCGGTCAACGAAATGCGGGCCGAGCTTGGTCTTGAGTCTCAGTCGGCATCATGGGGCGAGGCACCGCTGAATCCGTCGCTGATTGGTCCGTGGTCGCAAGAGCAGGCGGCGGCGCAGCAACCCGGGCCGGATATGCAGTCTGCCGAGCAGGCTCCCGGTTTTGGTGGTGACCAGGACGGGCCAGAAAACGGGCCAGATGACCCGAAAGATGAACCAGATCAACCGGATGACGGTGGGCCAGATGGTGGTGATGACCAAGGTGGCAATGAGCCCGTGCCGCCTGAAAAAGCCGAGCCAATGCAGAAGGCCATCCCGCAAGCAATGCTGCTAGACGCAGCCAAACGCGGCCAACCCGAGGATGAAGAACCAAAGCCGCATCCGGCCAGCCACGGTGTCGGCATCAACGACGAGGTGTTTTTCCACCATCCAAAGCACGGCGCGTCATCGGGCAAGGTGCTCGCCTATGGTGCTGATGGCTTCACGGCCGAGCACTCGTCTGGTCGCGTCGGTGTTCCATGGGAGAGTTTCCTGGGACACAAAACGCGCGCCGAGCGCACGCTGACTCAGGTCGAGTCTGGTGAGGGCGGGTCAATCGTCAAGGATGAGGTAACCGGCCGGCAGCACTTCCTGGCTGGAAACCCTGCCGAGTACGATGGCGAAGACCCTGAATATGACGAAGAGCGGTCACTGATTTTGGGTGACGACAAGCCCGTTGAGCCAAAGCCAAAAGCCGAGAAGCCGCTGGCAAAGTCTGAGCCGGTCGTGGTTAATTTACCCGCTGCCCAAGACCTAACGCCCGCGCTGCTTGAGCTGCACAAGTCGATTGCTGACAGCACAAAGGCGATGTCGGCGGCGCTGGCTGATCAATCTGCGCGCATCGATGCTGTGGCTGATGCCTCGCTGCAGTCGGCTGAGTCGCGCCGGTCGGAGCTGATGACCAAGGCCATCGTTGAAGCCATTGCCGAAGAGCGCAAGCCGATTGAAATCAATCTGAAGCTGGAAATGCCAGACCAGAAGCCGGTTTCAAAGACCATCCGGCGCAATCCTGATGGCACCATGACGGTGGAGGGCTGATCGTGCTCAACACCAAAGTGTCAACGGCCACGGCCAATGTCGAAGCGGACGCTGTTGGTGCGCTGTGCAACGATGGCTATCTGCGCATCTATGGCGGCGTGCAGCCTGACGACGGTGATGCTGGCGCGCCAGATACTGCTTTGGCGACTCTGCGCTTCGCGTCCGAGGCATTCCGGCCGGCTGCTGGTGGTGTTATCGCATCCAACCCGCTGCTGCCTGACATGGCCACGGCCGGCAGTGGTGAGCCTACTTGGTTCCGGGCTTTTCAGTCTGATGGCATCACGCCTGTGTTCGATGGGTCGGTCGGTACAGCAGACTGCAACATCAATGTGCAGGTCAACCCGGGCGTGCCACTGATTGTTTATCCGGGCGGTGAGTTTCATTTGTCGGCCATTTCGTTCTCGGTTCGCCGGGCTTAAGGAGCATCAATGCAGGTATCTCAAGGTCAACTGACCATTCTCAACGCGCACACGCCGACCCCGGCTGTGTATTGGAACGGCGTCCAAGTGCCAAACATCACGAATTTGGCTGTCTATAACGGCAAGGTCACGCTGACGCTGCCTGAAGACCCGGTGCTGGCTGAAATGAAGGCCGCAGGTATCGTCATCAAACGGGAGTCTGTATGAGCGAATTTCTTTTAATCGCGCCTAGCGACTGGGTTGAGTACGACTTGCAGGCGTTTCAGTCGGCAGCACCCGGAGGCTATGTTGGAGATAGCCAATGGGAGAGTTTGCAACGTGGCGTTGACCTGCGCGACTATACAGACGGGCTACGTGCAGCCGGATTGATTGACGACAAAAC